AAACGGTGCAAAGCTTAACTAAAAAAGCACAGGTGTACTTTAACGCATACATAAGAGCAAGAGATGAAGCCAAAGGTTATCCGTGTATATCTTGTGGCAAAGTATTACGCAAAGGAAATGTAGACGCAGGCCATTATTTTTCTGCTGGTGGATTTGGTAGTGTCAGATTCTCGGAATTTAATGTTCACGCACAGTGTAGTAGGCCCTGCAACAAGGATAAAAGTGGCGATTTACTGAACTATCAAATAGGTATAGAAAAACGAATAGGTGGCGAAGAACTAATAAAACTACACGAAGAAGCACACAAGATAAGAAAGTACACAAGAGAAGAATTGAAAGATATAATAGAAACCTATAAACAAAAAAAGAAAGATGTCAGAGGGATTGATTAGAAACACGAATCAAGTTAAACAGGCTATTGACTTTGTAGGTGCAGAATGGAAAGATATACACCCAAGCGACATTGATGCAGTTCTGGAGTTCGATAATGAGCATTTGATACTATTTGAAATAAAGAGAAAAGGTCATAGCATACCCAAAGGTCAAAGGTTACTACTTAAAAGGATTGTAGATTGTTGGCAGCGTAAAGGCAAAGCAATCATATTAAAAGGAGAGCATGAATGTAATGATACAGAAACTATAATACTGCAAGATTGTGAGCTAACTGCATTGTATTATTGTGGATTCTGGAGAAAGCCAGACTATCAATTATCTATTGGAAAGGCTATGAATCTATTAGGAAAACATTGGGATATAAAAAAAATGTTAAAATAATTTCATTTTATAGTTGTATAAACAAAATAAAGTATTATATTTGTGTATACAAATTAATTAAAACACTTAAAAATGAAAATAGTTAAAACAACAGAAAGAATAACACAAGTAAAAGAAGGTAACAAGATTTTATTTGAAGTAATAGCAAATAGAAAACTAACACGATTTAATGGTGTAAAAAGTGGTTTAGCAGTTGTTTTAGAATGCAAATCAATAGAAGAATGTATAGAGAAAACAATGAATAAATTAAACTTTATTAATGAAGATTTTAAACAAAGATTAATATCACTTTAATTAAATAAATAAATACGTTATGAAAGACAACACACTATTCAAAAGACTGGCGAAAATCCAGCAAGAGTTAAAAGCTCCAAAGAATCAATTTAACAAATTTGGCAATTACAAATATCGTTCTTGTGAGGACATTATGTTAGCCGTTAAGCCACATCTGAACGGATTGGTATTAAGTCTATCTGATGAGGTTAAAGAAGCTGCTGGATATATGTATGTAGAAGCAACTGCAATGCTAACAGATGGCGATAAAGTGCAGATAGTAAAAGCACAAGCTGGAATAGACCCAAATCGCAAGGGAATGGATATAGCACAGGCTTTCGGAAGCAGCAGTAGTTATGCTCGGAAGTATGCTTTGAACGGCTTATTTTTGATAGATGACACCAAAGATAGTGACGCTACTAATAAGCACGATAAACAAACGTCAAAACCAAAGATGGCAAATGACAGATTTAAAGAAGCTTTAGTTGCTATTGATGACAAGAGGTATACTCTGGAACGTCTAAAAAACGAATGGGCATTAACACCAGCACAACTTAAACAACTATAAGATGCTAAAGATTAGATGTTCAGCACTTGGCAAGATAATGACCAATAGCAGAAGCAAGTCCGAAGTATTAAGTAAGACTTGCAAGACCTACTTACAGGAACTTGCAATTGAAGAGATGTACGGAATACGCAAAGAATTTTCAAGCCGTTACACCGACAAAGGCAACCTTGTAGAGGATGAAAGTATTTCATTAGCACAAGAAGTTTTAGATTTTGGATTGATGTATAAAAACGAAGAACATTTTAACAATGATTTTTTAACAGGTACGCCAGATGTAAACACGGATAGTATACTTTTAGATGTAAAGAGTAGTTATGATGCTACAACGTTTCCATTCTTTGCAGAAGATATACCAAACAAAGACTACTATTATCAGCTTCAAGGCTATATGGCTTTGTGTAACAAACGCAAATCAGTTCTTGCGTATTGTTTAGTCAATACTCCAGAAGAAATCGTTGAGGATGAAATAAGAAGAGAACATTGGAAGAATCATTTAATAGATGAATCTGAAGAACTGCGCCAAGAAGTAGAAGCCAAACACAATTTTGACCATATACCAACAGAAAAACGAATTAAGACTTTTGAAGTAAGATATGACAAAGATGTAATTAAAGCTATCTACGACAGAATAAAAGAATGTAGAGAATATTACAAAACATTAATAGATGGGAAGACGTAAATTATCAGATACAGAGAAGAGAAATGAATTGATTGTTGTAAGAACAACAAGAAGAGAAAAGCTAGTAATAAAAGCATTAGCTAAAAAAAATCAAATGAAAGTTAGTGAGTATATTCTCAAGAAAGTAAAAACAAATAATGTAAAATTGTTTAATCAATAAATAAATAAGTTATGGAACAGAAAAACAAAAAACAAATTAAAAGCGAAAGAGTCTATATTCGACTGACGGAAACTGAAAAACGAGAACTTTATAACAACGCACAAAAGAATAAACAAACTATGTCGGACTATGTTAAGTCAAAAGCACTAAAAAGTAATAAATAAGTCATGGAAGAATATTCACATCAAAAAAAATTATATCCTATAAACTGGAAAGGAAAAGATTATTTAGAAAAAGATTGCGGAGATGTTTTTAATTCTGTTTATACACATCCTATGGTTTTAAGAAACGATTGCAGCATATATTTAGGAGAAGGATTGTGTGTTTTTCCTAATGATGAAATGATAGAAAATAATTAATTATGAAAAAAAACAAAAAAACCGAAGCACTTAATATAAAAGTGCCTAAAACTATTAAAGACAGATTACAAACTATTGCCTTGAAACGTGACGTTTCTTTGGCCCAAGTAGTACGTGAGTGTATTTCAAAGAACATTAAATAAATAAATAAATAAGTTATGGAACAAAAGAACAACACAGGAGCAATCTTTAAAAACGATTACAAAAAAACGGAAACACAACCAGATTACAAAGGTAAAGCTTTGATTGATGGAGTAGAAAAAGAAGTAGCCTTATGGCTAAATGAATCTAAAAGTGGAACAAAGTACTTTAGCGCAAAGTTTAGCGCACCTTATCAAGCAGAAGTAGAGCAAGGGGGAACACAAGCCGATAACAAGGCAAAAGAAGCTATGAGGTCAACATCGGATGACCTACCATTTTAAGTAGCGATTAATTTGTATAAGGAAGCCATCTTAACAGGTGGCTTTTTTCATTTAACATCATTTGATATTATTATCTATCAATAAATTGGGTAAAGAATAGGGGAAGAAATAGGGGAAACAATTTTAATGTATTTATGTAATGCCTGTATATAAAGGGATAGACATAAAAAAGTTATGGTTCAAAGTGGACAACGACTAAAATCATTAGTTATCAACAACCATCAGTTCACAAGTTCGTCTTTATAGTGTTAAAAAATAATCACTACATTTGTTTAGATACTAATCAATGAAATGGCTAACAGAAGTCGCTAAATATCACAAAGACTATTTAAGGATAGTCCGAAGCTATGGCGAGGATGTTTATGCAGAAGACATAGTGCAAGAGATGTATTTGAGGCTACATAAATACGGAGATGTAAGCAAGATACTACATAAAAACGGAGAGGTAAATAAGCCATACATTTATTGGACGTTAAGAAACATCTTTAAAAGCTTGTGTATGGAAAGACAGAAACATCAAAAGGTAGATTTAGACGAGATTAAACACCTTACCGTTGAATACGATTACATCTCTAAAAAGGAAGCAGAATATTTATTAGAAGCAAAGCTATCTGATGAGATGGATTCCTGGCATTGGTATGATAAAGGCTTATTCAAGTTATATAGAGACAAGGAATGGAGTTTTAGGGAAGCATCGAAAGAAACCAAGATAGGAACTAAAAGCATATTTAGTACAATTAAATACTGCAAACAAAGATTGAGAGATAATTGTGCAGAAGATTATGAAGATTATTTGAATGAAGATTACGAAAAAATATAAATAATGGAGAAAAACACGGAATACTATTTATCATTAGACAAAAGGTCTAAAGAGTACAAAGAATGGAAGAAGCAACAACCAAGTGAGGGATTAGGAGATACGATTGAAAAGATAACAGAAGCAACAGGCATAAAGAAAGCAGTTGAATGGTTAGCTGGAGAAGATTGTGGGTGCGATAAACGTAAGGAGTCCTTAAACAAGATATGGAGATACAGAAAGACGAACTGCCTAACAGAAGCAGAATACGAATGGCTATCAGACTTCTTTTCTAAAGGTGGTACATATAGACCAAGTGGTAAAAGAAAACTATTCACTATATACAACAGGGTATTTAATGCAAAGCAAGGAGATACAACTTGTAAGAGTTGCATCAGAGATATAGTAAACAAAATGAGAAAGGTATATGAAGCTTATTAGAAAATATTTACCCAAAGGCGATTTAGCAAAAAAACGAATGGCAAGATTTTACACGCCTTTATCTTGTAGGCTTACTTATTTAGAACATGGCGACCACACTTATGCTGCATACAAAAGGTATTATATTTTTGGCATTAGGGTAGCAATTATAGAAACAGGAGATAAAGTTGATGTCTAATGATTAAGATAGTAGGGCATCCAATAAGACACAAGAAAAGAATCAAAGAAATACAAGCAAGGTTTTTAGATTCTGGAGCAGAGGTTGAGGTATGCTATGAAAACACGAATCACATAACAATAACAAATGAAGACAGAGAAAGTAAAGATAGGGAAGATAAAGAATAACCCTA